GTTATGGCTGCAATTCAAAAAAATATATTAGAGCACATCTCAATCATGGCCCAAGAACAAGTACAAATTGAGTTCAGAGAGCAAATGATGCAGATGCAAAGCTTACAACAGCAAGCACCAACGAACCCACAAGCAGCACAAATGCTACAACAGATGATGCAAACCATTGAAGCTAGAAAAGCAGTGCTGATTGCAGAGATGACAGAAGATTTTATGAAGGAAGAAAACAAAATTACGTCACAATTTGATTCAGATCCACTACTTAAATTAAAATCTAGAGAAGTTGATCTTAGAGCCATGGAAAATGAACGTAAAAAAGACAATGATCAAGCACAACAAGAGCTTGCAAGAGCAAGATTGCTACAATCTAAGGATAATTTCGAAGATAAGCTTGAACAAAACGAAGATTTAGCTAAATTAAGAGCTGGAGTTAGCCTTGCTAAGTCTGGTGTGCAACAAATGTCTGTTATTGACGAAAATTAATGGTATATTAAGTTAACAAAAGGCAAAAAATTATGATGAACTATAAAAAAACAAAACAGATGGCAGTTCCAAGTCAGAATGTAGAAGTAGATCCTAGATCTAAGACTACAGCTGATGGTGCTTTTAACTATATTCCTACAGGAGACAAGGAAAAAGTTAGAGGTACTAAAAGAATGCTATCTGAAAAGAAAAAAATAGCTACTTGGTACTAACATGTGGTTTCAGGCAATTAAATTAGCCGTTTCTGCTGGAAGCAAGATTTACGCTAATAAACAAAAAACTAAAATGGCCATGTCTGATGCGCAGTTAATGCACGCATCTAGAATGGCTGAAGGCAAAGAAGCTTACCAAGGTAAACTTCTAGAAGCCCGACAGTCCGACTGGAAGGACGAGGCGGTTTTGGTCATACTTTCGGCGCCCATAGCGGTGCTGGGATGGGCGGTTGTGAGTGACGATCCAACGGCTATGGACAAGGTAAATCTTTTCTTTGATCATTTCTCGTCTCTACCCCCATGGTTTACAAATTTATGGATCCTTGTCGTGGCGAGTATTTATGGTATAAAGGGAACACAGATTTTTAAAAACGGAGGAAAAAAATAATGAGAAAAAAAATGATGGGTGGCGGAATGATGCAAAGACCTATGTATAAAAAAGGCGGGGTATCAACTGAAGCTAAGAAAAAACAATTTAAAGCAAATAAAGCTGGACAAAAAGTAACTAATAAAAAAGCTATGAAAGTAGCTAATAAGTTTATTCCTGATCCAGTAGGTGTGGGAATTAAACTTGCAAAACGTTTAGGTAAAAAAATGGGTGGTTCATTAAAATCAGTTCCTGCTGGAAATAAAGGTTTAAAAAAATTACCTACTGAAGTTAGAAACAAAATGGGATTTATGAAAAAAGGAGGAAAAGTCCATGGCAAATAATTTATACAATAATCAAGTTACACCTAAAGGATACAAAAGAGGTGGTGGCGTAAAGAAACCTGGTAAAGTCAGATCTTTAATTGGTAAAGTTAGAAAAAAATTTCTTCCTACTTTTAGCGAACAATTTGGTAAAGCAAAAAAATCTGGAAAGAAAACTTTTACATCTACTAGAGATGATAAGACTAAAGGTAAATTAGAATATAATACAAAGACAGCGGCAGAAGTTAAAGCAGCTCAAAAAAGAATGTCTAACAGAGAAAGAGCTCGTGTTGGAGATACCAGTAAACAACTTTCTGAAAAAGGCGCAGCTTTCAAACTTGCTAGAAAATCTGGTAAAAAAGAATTCACACATAAAGGTAAAAAATTCTCAACACTTTTAAAAGGTGAAAAGCCAAATAAAATAATGCCTGAATTATCTGGCAAAACTTCTAAAAAGATTAAAAAATTTGTAGGTGCATAATGGCTGATAAGAAAAAAGTTTCTAAAAAAACTATGATGCCAGATCTAAGAAATAGAGGATCTAGAATACCTATTCCTAGTGAAATAAAAGAGATGAATGAAAGAATTAAAAAGAAAAAAAAATCGGGTAAAAAAGATATTTTTGATTACATAGGCGATATTCTAAGTACACCTTATAAGATTAGAGGTGGAAAAGCAAAAGGTGGTTTAATAAAAGGTAGACCTAAATTAGCAAAAAGAGGTTTCTAATATGGCTAAACTTTGTGCAAAAGGAAAGGCCGCAGCTAAAAGAAAGTTTAAAGTATATCCATCAGCATATGCGAATATGTATGCATCAGGAGTATGTTCAGGTAAAGTAACACCTGGTGGAAAGAAAAGAAAAAAGATGATGGGTGGTGGAAGAATGATGCCTGATAGAGTTATGTTAAAATCAGGTGGTATGTGTAAGCTTACTTCAAAAGGAAAAGGGAGAGCTTACGGAAAGAATTCATAATGGGATTAAGAAAATGGGTAGCGGACAAATGGGTAGACATTGGAGCACCGAAGAAGAACGGCAAGTATCAACCTTGCGGGAGAAGCAAAGGCTCGAAAAGGAAATATCCGAAATGCGTCCCACTTGCAAAAGCCACACGGATGACAAGCTCACAAAAGGCGAGTGCTGTCAGCAGAAAAAGAGCAGCGGGTAATCCAGGCGGCAAACCAACAAACGTTTCAACATTTACTAAAAGAAAGAAAATGTCATTTGGAGGATTAGTATAATGAACTTAACTAGAGATCTAGAAAAATTAAAAAAACAAAAGCAGTTAAAAGAATCTGCTATTGCTCAACTTAGAAAAAGAAGCAAAGATTCTAATGCTAGACCTAGAGCAGAAAAAAATATGCTATCTAATAATCCAAATATGCAAAAAATTTAATGATTAGAAAAACTACTAAAGGTAAGAACGCTAATTATAGACCAACAAAATCTGGAGCTGGAATGACAGCTAAAGGTGTAAGAGCTTACAGGGCAGCAAACCCTGGAAGTAAATTAAAAACAGCCGTGACAGGAAAAGTAAAACCTGGATCAAAAGCTGCTAATCGTAGGAAGTCATACTGCGCAAGATCACTTGGACAATTAAAAAAGTCATCAGCAGAAACACGTAACGATCCTAACTCACGAATCCGTCAGGCAAGAAGGAGATGGAAATGTTAAAAAAAGAAAAAATAAAAAAAGTAATTAAAGGATTGGGCAAAGCAGTTAAAGCTCACACTAAACAAGCTAAGATGTTGAAAGGAGCTATAAATGGCGGATCCAAAAAAAGGAACGGGAAAAAAGCCTAAAGGTTCTGGAAGACGATTGTATACGGATGAAAATCCTAGAGATACAGTTAAAATAAAGTTTGCAACACCAGCAGATGCGAGAGCAACTGTTGCAAAAGTAAAACGTGTAAATAAACCTTTTGCACGTAAGATACAAATACTAACAGTGATGGAACAAAGAGCTAAAGTTATGGGTAAAAACCAAGTTGCATCAATTGCTAAGAAAGGAAAAAATGCAATTAGAAACAGTAATAAATAAACTTATAAGATTTTTAAACTCTAGAGTACAAGAATTATCCATATCAGTCACATCTGGAGGGGTTGACAGTATGGAAAATTACAAGTA